CCCGTTCAAAGCGCTCAAGGTCGCCGTGATCAACTACGAATCAACCTGGAGAGAGGGACTGTTTGAGAAGCTCCAGGAATACGACGCTGATCTGATTATATGCGATGAGAGCCAGCGAATCAAGACACACGACGCAGAGCAGAGCAAAGCAATACATAAGTTAGGAGACCAGGCAAGGTACAAGCTCATCCTCTCCGGAACACCGGTACAGAATGATGCAATCGACATATGGAGTCAGTACCGGTTCCTGGACGCTTCGATCTTCGGCCGGAACTTCTATCAATTCAGAAATCGGTACGCGATCATGGGAGGCTTCAACCGAAAACAGATCGTCGGGTACAAGGACCTGGACGGTCTGATCCGAAAAGAGCACTCGATCGCATTCAGAATCACGAAGGAAGAAGCACTCGACCTGCCGGAGCAGACGTTCATCAAGAGGAAGGTCCAGCTCGGCAAAAAGGAAAAAGACCTATACAACCAGATCAAGCGAAGCAGCTATGCGGAACTATCCAACGGAGACAAGATCACGGCCACGACCGTACTGACAAGGCTCCTGAGACTGCAGCAGCTGGCCGGAGGATTCCTGGTCACAGACGACAGCGACAAACCGGAGCTCGTCAACACAGCGAAGCTGGATGCGCTCCAGGATATCATCGAGGACTACGTACTAGGCGCAGGAAAGAAGCTGGTAATCTTCGCAAGGTTTATCCCTGAAGTGACCGCTATCATGAAGATGATAGATAAGACCTTCCAGAAGACAGGAAAGAAGCAGGTGGCCATTTATGGAGCAATCAAGAAGGAAGACCGCGGACCAATCATCAAACAGTTCCAGGAGGATCCGGACACAGTGGTCATCGTCGGCCAGATCGACACACTCGGCGTCGGAGTTACCCTGACCGCAGCAGACACATGCGTCTACTACTCGAAGAATTTCAACTACGCAACCTACGAACAGAGCCTCTCCCGCATCCACAGAATCGGCCAAAGGAACACCTGCACGTACATCGATCTGGAGACCGAAGGCACCGTGGACGAGATGATCGGAAAGGCCCTGGCCAAGAAGGAAGACATGGCAAAGACAGTCGTCGATGACTGGCGCGCCTACTTTGAATAGGAGGACGACATGAAATTGTTTGAAAAGATTAAGCGCTTCATCAGAGGCGCAGATAAGGCAATAACCGATGTGATCTGCGAGCACCTGGATAACACAGCAGAAAAGCTCGAAAACTTCGCGAGGAACCTGGATCCTGAAGCATTCCAGGAATCAAAGATGCGCGAGTCTTGGGAAGGAAGACCGAAGACAGATCCGGAGACTGCAGCACGACTGGCGCAGATGCCGGTCGCATCGCTGGGAGATGCAATCGACCAGATAACAGAAGGAATGGTGAAGGCCGGATTCAAGGCAGATGAAGCAGCGGACGCCATCAGAT